AGGAGAAAACACAATGAAAATTATACCAATATTATTGGGGCTATGTATTGCTGCCCCTAGTTTTGCTCAAGAGATTGTAATGGTAAAAGACAGGAAAAGCGATGTCACGTACGCGCTTGTAACATCCTGCGAGACCAAGAGCCAACCACGATACGTAAGAGTCGCAAGACCAGAAGTTGGCGAGAATGTCTACCTTCGAACTAGTAAGGGCAGGCACAAATGTAAAGTAGTGAAAGCTATAAAAATTACATAAAAGAAAAGGGGCTAACGCCCCTTTTTTATGCTTCTACTAAAATGTCTTTTAGATTCGGTTCGAAGAAGTCTGGCCCCTTGAGAATCTTTCCATCGTCTCTGCGAATCGGACGACCGTCCTCTCCGAGTTTACTCATATTGCTCCGATGAACTTCAAGATAGCATTCGTCAAGGTCAATACCAAATGCATGACCAGCCCCATAGATAACATATAACAAATCCGTAAGGGCGTCAGCCACTTCAACCATGTCACGATTTTCGATAGCTTCTTCGAGTTCTTCATACTCTTCTCGAATGAGTTCTAAGCGCAATTCACGAGTGCTAAAGTCCGGCCAAGTTGGGTGCACTTGAACTTCTTGACCAAAGGCCTCCATGAAATCGCCTGCAAGTTCAAAGTTAGTTGGTGTTGGCATTTTTCTTCCTCTTTGCTCGTGCAATGGCAGCTTTCTTTGCTATTCGCCGTTGTTCTGATTTGGGAACATAATACTCGCGCTGTCTATATTCCCATACGATGTCAGCACACTTTTTCTTAAATACACGTATTGCTGACTCTACATTGTTGTTTCTTACCTTAACTCGAGGCATTACTTTCCTTTTTACGCAACATAGGAGGTAAGCCCCACATAGATTGTGCTTCCGCTTTGTGACCTGCTTCGTCAATGACTAGCATCACACGCTTACCTTTCAACCATGCTTCCTGTTGATTTCTCAATCGTTGTATTGGAGTAAGCATACGGCAGCCTTTGCTACTGCGGCGTAGACCTTGGCTAGTATAGTTTGACTTACCCATTCTTTTCTTCTTGGCCATTTAAAATACTCCCTTTCGTATAAATATCCAACCACGTTTCTTTAAGTAGAAGACTTGTTTTCGAATCGCATTCATAGTGCGTCCTGGAAACATTTCTAACAACTCTTCTTCGTTCTTTAAATAGTAGTGAAGTTTGAGGAGGTTGCGCTCTTCTTGACTCCACGGTTTCTTTTGGTAATCTTTCATGTTGTATATTATAGGGCATCTTTCGATAAAAGTCAAGGATTATTTTTCCTTGGTAGCAAGATATAATTGGGAGTTATAAGTGACATAACTGAAAAAATTTCTTGACTTAGCTTCTATTTTTAAGTATAATATACCCATCTGAAAAAATAGCCAGGAGATTCTTATGCTAGATTATACTACTGCAATTATTGTATTTGCTGTTTGCTTATGGGGATGTGCACAAACTGCATTTCATATTGGTAGACGAGACGGCATCGAAGGTACTGTTCAGTATCTAATCGACCAAGGCGTATTAGAAGTTGACGACGAAGGCTAGAGGTGACGCCTTTATCAAAGTTACCTCACAAACAAAAGCGTCTCAAAAGGACCGAATAAAAGGTAACGATGAAAAGATTAGTTATATTACTAATCGCAGCGGGGTCGGCGACAGCCACAGAGCCAGAAGAGCCCCAACCAAAATTACAAATGGAAGAAGTCGTAGTAACAGGTTATCAATGGAATGTCGAAGAACTTCGAGGAAAATTGATGATGGGTTTATCAGGAGCATATCTGATTCACGAATACGACAAAGTTCGAGACGAGTGGCGTTTCGTAAGAGCGTCTACAGAATCGAAAAAGGATGAGTAATGAACAAAGAAGCCGTTTACGAACAGTTGAAAATAGACGAAGGAGTTGTCTATGAAATTTATTTGGACCATCTTGGGTACAAGACCTTCGGAGTGGGACATCTCGTGCTTGAGTCAGATCCAGAGCACAACGACGAAGTCGGACAGCCCGTCTCAGTTGAGCGCGTTCAAGAGTGCTTTGACCGAGACCTCGAAGTGGCTGTGAGTGAGTGTGTAGCACTTTATGGCTCAGAAGTATGGGAAGGATTTCCGGGCGAAGTACAAGAGATTCTTGTAAACATGATGTTCAACCTGGGACGTCCTCGACTGAGTAAATTTAAAATGATGCACCGTGCTCTTGAACACGCAGACTGGAAAGAAGCGGCTATACAGGGTCGAGACTCCCTCTGGCATAAGCAAGTGGGAAATCGAGCAGAAAGATTAATGACACGACTTGAGAATGTTTAATGAATCTATTTTATTTGGACGAAAACTTGGACGCTTGTGCAGAAGCGCACGTGGACAAGCATATTGTCAAAATGCCCTTGGAAGTAGCACAGATACTATGTACAACTACATGGATTGACAAACATCTTGGTTTCATTCCAAGGGCTCTTAACAAAGAAGAATCAGACTATCTGAACTCTTTGAAAAAAGAAATCAAACATCTAAAACCAGAGGAAAGACCTCTAACACCTTATTTGCCTATGATGTACAATCACCCTTGTACTATATGGGCACGTAGTTCACTTGACAATCACGAATGGACGCACTGCTACGGCAATGCGCTTGGAGAGGAGTATCGCTATCGCTATGGAAAACAGCACAAAGCTGTTACAGTCATCAACAACCTACCTGACCCAACAAGACTTGAACGTCTTGGGTTCACCGAATTTGGACTTGCGATGCCTGACATACTCAAAGACTATGCAAACCCTATACAGTCTTATCGTGACTACTATCATCTCGACAAGGCTACTTTTGCCAGTTGGACTGGTAGACCAACTCCCCATTGGTGGGATGAGTCTCTTGCTGACTACGAAACAAGGATCACAGCAACGTGACCGATAAAGAATTAGAAGAGTGGGTAAACAAAAACCCTTTCAAGGCAAATGTAATTTACCCTGCTCTCGGAATAGCAGGTGCTCTGTTTCTACAGTACACCTGTATACAAATTATTGACTCTTTTGTAACAGGAAATTGGACATGAGTAATTTATCAGACGGATGGACAGAGCATGAGAATGGCGGATTGAGTTTCAAAAGTCCTGCCAAAGTTGTACATGACCCAGTAAATAGTCCTTTACATTATCGACGAGATGATGTAGAATGTATTGATGCGATGAAGACAACAACTTCAGCAGAAGGATTTGAAGAGTACTGCCGCCTCAATGCTTTCAAGTATATTTGGAGAGCAAATAACAAACAGAACAAAGTACAAGATATAAAAAAAGCTATCTGGTACTTGCGTATGTCGATAGGAGATGATCCTCGTGACGGGTAAGGGCAGTACATATCGAAAAGTCAAATGGCAAGAGTTTGGCAACAACTACGACAAAATTTTTGGGAGACAGGATGGTACGTCGAGTAAAGAAGAAAGACCACGAGAATCTGAGCGAGAGCAATATATCGAAAGTTATAGACCTATTGAATGGAAAGCAACCCATTTCCAAGAAGGTGGCATGCGATATGCTGAATATAGCGTACAATACCACCCGCCTACAACGGATAATTGATGATTACGAAGATAAAGTCGAGTATCGTGCGTTACGTAAAAAGCAAAATCGAGGAAGAGCAGCGTCAGATGCAGAAATTCGTGAAGCAGTTGAACGATACCTTTCCGGAGACTCCATCGCAGAAATCGCAGCGGGGTTGTTCCGAAGCGCCAACTTCGTCCGGTCCCTTATTGAGCGAGTCGGAGTACCAAGTGTGTCAAGAGAGAGTGGAATCGCTAGTCTCCCTGATTCATGCGTTGCGGAGTCATTCTCCGACGGAGAAATCGTCTGGTCTGCAGTCTACCAAAAGCCGGCAAGAGTCGACTACGAACTCTCCGTCGATTACCAGGCTGAGCGAGAAGGATTCATAGACGTAAACTATGAGGCAAAATATGGAAGCAAATGCTACGCCATTTATGTTATGGAAGAAATTCGAGAGGATACGGAAAAGTGGGCAAACGTGGAAACAGGCGGCTTCACTGCTTACTCTCTCGCGTATGACCTTGGAAAGCTATCACACCTCGAGAAATACGGAGTCGATTTATCACGTATCTAAAAATATTTCTTGACATCGATCCTCGATCCGTGTATAATATCTCATATTCCAGTGAAGGAATATATTCAAAATTTAAATTCAACAACCCTTAATAGGAGGAAAGCCAATGGCATCTCAGGGAGCAAACGCTAATTATTCTGGTAAGCAACTAGAAGACGCTGTAGAAAGTATTCTGCAGAAGTATGGACTGTCTTACCACTCACAAGCAAAATTTACAGACATCTATGGAAACCCTCGGTCAAAAATGGACTTCTATGTGGAAGACTTTGACTTAGGTATTGAATGCAAACGTCAAATGGGTAGCGGAACTGCTGACCAAAAGATGCCGTTTGTAGTTAAGAATCTAGAAAAGTTTCCTGCAAAGTATGGATTGATTGTACTTGATGGGGACCATTACAAAGCACGAGTAGGTATTCATGATTACTTGAATTCTGAAAAGTGTGATACTTTTGACTGGATTTTCTTAGATGCTCTTGAGGATTGGTTACTTGAGCAGACAAATCGCAGGACAACGACTAAATAAAACAGACTTCTATGCAACACCTCCTTGGTGCTACGAGAACCTAGATATTGACTGGACTCTTTTCTCCTCGGCACACGAACCGTGTCGGGGAGACGGTCGTATTCAATTCTTTTTAGAATCGGACTTGAGTATTCCTACTACTTACTCTGAAATAATGGAAGATAAAGACTTCTTTGAGTGGTCGGATGGAACAGACTTGATTCTTACAAACCCGCCCTTCAGTATTGCACGAGAGTTCATAGACCATAGTCTTGAGCACTGTAATACTTGTATTATGCTACTACGTATAAATTATCTTGGTAGTATTTCAAGACATGAGTGGTGGAAACAAAATAAACCTACAGCTCTTCACGTTCTCAGTAAGAGACCTAGCTTTACAGGCAAAGGTACTGATGCTACTGACTATGCTTGGTTTGTATGGGACAAAAGCGAAAGATTAGAAAAAGGTATATTTTTTGTACCCCCTCCCAACAAAGACCAAGTACGTGAGGCCAACGACTTAGCTGAAGTTTTATATGGTGATTCGTAAAAATACTTCTTGACTTCTTTTGCTATATCAACTATAATAGTATCTTAAATGACGAATAGAATCAAAAAAGAAACCGCAGAACTTGTTGCTCTTCCTCCTATGACTTGGTATACCCGAGAAGTAGAATGGTTAATCAAGCAAGATGTTTTTGCAGAAAACTTTTATCGTATTCCTATTCACGAAGAACTTGCAAAGAGTATAGCAGCAGAGGGTATTCAGGCTCCCATGCTTGTAATGCCAAACTGGTATCCTATTTGTGGAAGTCAACGGTTGCGTGCTTGTGTAGAGATTGCTAAAAGCACAAACGGTACGCATCCAATACTAAAGCAACAAGTACGAGTTTGTAGATTTGACAAAGAATACTGGAATGTTTTTCACTTATGGTCTGATGAAGAGTTTAGGAGCAAAGCAATTCAAGTATACTTTCAAATGATTGAACTTGTATTCAAGAGTATTCATTTTATCGAGGATGACCCTGATACAATGATTGAGTATGAAACTGAAGGTGACAAACTGAGGTGGAAAGCCCGAGATGGGTGATAGATTTTATCAAGCACAAATACAAGCAACTGGCACGTGTCCAGGTGCTCCATTAACAACTAACAGAAGGAAACGTAAAATGGCGTGGACAGACGAGAAGAAAGCAGAGGTTATTGCAGCATATGAAGCGCAAAACCCAACTCCAGAAAACAGCATGGAGATCGTCTCAGAGATTGCAGACGAGTTCGAAGAATCACCAAACGGTGTTCGAATGGTTCTGACTAAAGCAGGTGTATATGTCAAGAAAGCACCTGCAACCAAAGCAGCTTCAAGCGGTAGCACAGGCGGTGGTCGTGTATCTAAAGCAGCCGCTATCGAAGCACTTACAGCAGCACTGACAGATGCTGGTCAAGATGTTGACGAAGAAATCGTTAGCAAGTTAACTGGTAAAGCTGCAAACTACTTTGCAGGAGTCATCGCAGCAGTAAACGGCTAATTCTTGGGGCGCAAGCCCCTTTCACATCCTAAGCAAGTCGGCACGGAAGAAGATTCTGCCAACCCGCTTCATTAGGAGCATTTGTGAAAAAAGAAGAACTAGCACGGCTCGTCGATGAGTACGGTGATGCTGTAATCACTTATCGTAGTGAGAACAGTAACAAACTGAAATACAATGTTTGCACATTGGACTTCAGTACGCCCTACATTCAGCAAAAGAAAAACAGAGCAAAGGAATCTGAACAGACTCTTTTGCTTTTTTGCTGGGACACCGACTCCTTTCGCCTACTCAAACCACAGAACGTGACAAGTGTAGTGCCTCTCGCCTCCGTGTTAAAAAACGGAGACTAAGATGGAACTATACCAAGCACCTGAAGTGTATGAGAAGGTGATTCATTACGATGAAGTAAAGGAGACGCAAGTCCGGCTTACTATCTCAACCTTTCGTGGTATCGAGTATCTAGGAATACGTAAGTATTATTTAGATTTCGAAGAAGAGTGGAAGCCTAGTAAGGAAGGCATATCAATGCCCTTGGACTTTGATAACTCACGGAATCTTTTCGTCGGGCTAGTCGAAATCTTATCACTTGCAGAAAGTAAGGAGATCATTGAAGAACATTTCAGCGATCTTATCAAGGACGTTTATGTAAAATAGTTCTTGACTTTTGTTCCTTCTTTCTGTATAATATTGTTTATTGAGTGAGGGGAACTATATGTATCATTTTTTGGAAAAAGCATCTGCAATGTATTACTCTGGTACTCCGATTCTGTCGGATGAAGAGTTTGATGCATTGGCACGTAAGTATAGGTATGAAGAGGTTGGCTATCAAGTAACTGATGGTATTCCACACTTATATCGTATGTACTCACTACAGAAAGTTTTTGACCTAGGAGATATAGATAGTACTACCGCACCTATGGTGCGTACACCTAAACTTGATGGGGCGGCAGTGTCGTTGCAATATGTCAACGGCCACCTAGCTCAGGCTTTAACCAGGGGAGACGGCCAGCTTGGTCGTGATATCACGTTAAAGATAGAAGAGTTAGTGCCAAACGTCATCGGTATCAAAGGAGAAATCCAAATTACTGGTGAAGTGGTAGCGCCTGTCCACATTCCAAACGCTCGCAACTTTGCGGCGGGGTCGCTCAACCTTAAAGACATCGCAGCTTTTCGAGCTCGTTGTAAGAGTCTGCGTTTTGTAGCGTATGACATACAGGGTGTTGAGTTTGAGCGCCTCACCCAAGCAATGGACCGTTTGGCCCAAAACGGTTTCGAAGTTATCACTCACTTCGATGCATCTGGCTATCCAACAGATGGTGAGGTGTTTAGAGTAGATAACTACGAAGCGTTCTACAAACTTGGGTATACAGCTCACCACCCTCGAGGCGCTTTTGCTTTGAAAGAAAAGAAAGAGGGGGTGATTACAGAATTACTTGATGTTGTGTGGCAAGTAGGCAAGTCAGGAGTCGTGAGTCCTGTTGCTATACTGAAGCCCGTCGAAGTGGGGGACGCACTTGTGAGCCGTGCAACTCTACACAACATTGAGTACATTCGCTCCCTTGGCCTAGAAATAGGTTGCCAAGTTGAAGTTATACGCAGTGGCGAGATTATTCCACGAATCGTCCGCCGTGTGGACGTCAAGAAAAATAGTTCTTGACATTCAGGTCAATTCTGTCGTATAATATCTTTTCACTAATTCGGAGTAGTCCATGTTTCAAGAAATCTTACCTCCTACCAATTGTCCTTCTTGTGACAGTACCTTGGTATGGGAAAACGATTTACTTTATTGCCGCTCTACCACTTGTGGTGAGCAACAGTACAAGGCTGTGGAACATTTTGCCAAGACTATGAAGATTAAGGGTCTCGGCCCTGCATCTATTCGTAAACTTGGTTGGACGTGCCCGTCCGAAATTTACCTCGCTACACGCGAGAGTATCTTAGCATCGTTGGGCTCTGAAGCAGTGACAAACAAGCTCATGTCGGAGATATTGAATTCATTCGATGCTCCGCTTGAGCGCCTTTTGCCTGCCTTTGGCATACCCTTGATTGGAAACACGGCAACACGGAAGCTGTCTGAGACTGTACGACATATAACTGTAATCGACGCAGACGCTTGTGAGCGTGCCGGTTTAGGACCAAAGGCTACAACTAACTTGCTTGAGTGGATGGAGAATGAGTTACCTTACTTTCAAGAGCACTTGCCTTGTACTTGGTACTTCTCGTATACTCCTGCTTACCC